GGACACTGTAGCTACATAGCCAGTCTTCTCAGACACACGCTTAAATGTAGTTGCACTGACTGCAGGGTCAAACACTAAAGGATCATGTCCAGCTTGATACAGGTATAACACACCATTCAACGGAGCCATCTGCCAGTTACTGTCTGTGATGGTAGGAGCTGTACCGCCACCACCGTAGGTCAATAGTGATAGTGTAGTACCTACAAGTTTGAATAGTTTATTGTTACCAGCAGCAATAATGTATGAGTTACCAGCATTATCAATTAACTCACCAAGAGCTTTAACGTCAGCAGTGCTTAAGTCGCTGTTAGTAGCGTGAGATAGAGTCCATCCCTTACGAGCACCAATACGTCCAAACTTATCAATCACACAATTATTAGCCACAGTAGCATAACCAGCCTCAAGAGAGACTGAGCTATCCTGTGTATTCAGTCCTTGGAATCCCGGAGCTGATATAGTTGTGGTTAAGAGTTTAGCTACCATTAGACACCAACCCAAGTAGTCTCATCATCATAACGATTCTTCTCAATAGCTACAGCATCTGCTAGGGCTAAACGATACTGCTGATAAATCTCACTGAAGGATGTACCTCCATCTTCACCACGTTCACCAACAGCTTTAGCGTAGGCCAACATCTGTACTAGATATGCCGGAACCTTTAAAGTATCAGCATTGGCTGTTAGGTCAGCCTGAGGAATAACCAATTCAAACCGCAAGGAATAGACACCATCAGGATTAGGCCATACATCTACCTGAGTGTCATCACCATCAATACCACTGTAGTTATAGTACGTAGGAGCTGCACCTTGTATAGTTCCTAAGAAGTACTGTCTATTCATCCAGTTAGTTGGTACTTGCTGCATTGGGATGTCTTGAGTATCATTTAAGACATCTTGAGTACGGAACCTTTGACCTGAACCTGTCAATGTATAGTTACGAGTACCTGCCACTGTTGGAAGTACAATCGTAGTTGTCAGGACATTCCACTCGTGAGCATCCTCAATCTCTCTCTTAGCATCATTAACGAATACACCAATCAAAGAACTATAAGGAGTATCTCCAACTGACGATACTTCAGTCTCTCTTAACCGTATCAATACGTTATTGACCAACTGTAAATAAGTCGTAGCCATTAATATTCCTTATATCTTGTATACTATAATAACACACTTTAGTGTTAATGTCAATACTTTTTAGACTTCTTTTTAGCTTTACCTGCTTCTGACATAGCAATAGCAACTGCTTGGTCACGAGACTTCACCACAGGGCCACCTTTACCGCTGTGGAGAGTACCACCTTTGTACTCACCCATAACCTTCTTCATCTTGTTCTTAGCTGTTCTCTGACCACGTGTAGGCATATTCATAATATTATTCCCTCTATCAATAAAAGATTTTAACTGTAATAGTGCCTGATGTAAAAGCTGTTACATTAGCTCGTATATAAGGTGTGGGAGATGTAAGCGTCACAATACCATCAGCTGTCAAAGCTGTAGCTACTGTAGCCCATGTTGAACCGTCTACAGAGCCTTGAACAGCCACTGTACCAATAGTAATACCTGAAACTTGTACATGAGCTGGTACTGCACCATCTGTACGAATTCCAAGTGAAGCACCTGTGGCAGATACGCCACTTAAAAGAGTTGCCAATGCCATAGTTATTTTACTCCATTAAAACGATTGTCAATAGCTAACCAAATAGCCCCGAAGAAAGCACCTATAATAATGATAGGTTTCACAGCTTTAGCGATCCATTCAAGTACTAAGAAAGCACCTGAAGCAGCGTTAAAGGCTTTGATTACGTGTTCTGTATTCTTCTCTATGTTATCTACTTTGGACTCTACAGCCAGTAGACGCTCATAGATGTGCTCGTGGGTGACTTCCTCTTTCATACATTATGCCGGAGGAGTTTCTTCGGTAGGAGTCTCAGCAGGTGTTTCTTCAACAACTGGAGGCTCAACATACTCAGCTTGAACATATTTCCAAGTTAGTGGAAGACCTACCCAGTTAACATGATTCCATACCCACTTAGCTGTTTCATTCTCATCAGGAGGTGCAACAGAAGTGGAGTAAGGAACTTCAGTTTCTGAAGTGCCGCAATAAAGACCAGAGATTTCAAATTTGTAGTACATGATTTATCCTACCCTTACATAAGAAAATGCTTCAGTTCGTATTGGAGTAATAGCAGTTGAACCAGTACGATAGAAAGCACCACCAGCAGTTATATCTGATTTAACTACAATGACGTTTTGCCCAGCCGTTAAACCCGCTGAACTATGACCAAAACCTATACCACCTGCGTCTGGTGTTGTAAAAGAATTTCCTATGTTCCAATCGCCACTAAGGTTACTAACTGTAAATTGTGAGCCTGTCCAAGTTACACCACCATCAGTTGTAAAAATGCATTGGTTATTACTGCCAGTAGAACCAATAAAAGCAACTGTGTTGGAGTCAAATGACATAATTCCATATCCATATTGCAAGCCGATAACTGATAAGTTCCAAATTTGTGGCAATGTTCTAAGCGTCCAAGTCACAGCATCTGAAGATGTTAAAATTTGAGCCTGACTCATTGTTGCTGCATAAAATCTATTTGCATCAGCAAAAACTCTTAAACTTGAAGAAAGTACGCCAATTGGAAATGTTGGTGTTACCCAAGTAATTCCATTGTCTGTTGAAACTTTGCATATAGAACTACCATTGCTTGCAATAGCAGTAGAACCTTTGTAATAAAAACCCCCTGCGCAAACAGCTGGAAGTGGTCTATCAGCTGACCATGTTGCACCAGAGTCGGCAGAGTAATATGCAGTTGTTAAAGTAGGGTCAGCCACAATAACTAACTTTGCAGGGTCTGTAGCGTTGTATTGCATACAGTAAGTATCTGGATTGGGTGAAGCCGCAAATGTAGAAGCCGCCCAAGTTACACCACCATCAGTTGAAAAGCGTTTATTAGCCGCCCCAATTTGCAAATAACAATTATTGCCGTTGCGATAAAATTGAATTTTTGAACTGTTGGCTATTGTTGAACTTCCAAGAACAGCAGTTGTATTATCGCCACCAAAGGTAAAACCATCGCTTGAAAGAGATGCTCTCACATAAGTTGCGGTAATATTTGGTGCAATTACCAAAAATCTTGCGCCACACCAAAACACAGCAAATTCTTCAGTTGCATTTGAATTTCTTTTCCAACCCACAACTGTTGCACAAGTGCGAGTTTGCCCACTAGTACATTGTGAAGCAGTTGCAATTGTAGTTGTACTAGTATCAAATGAGGGCAATCCAGTAACAGTTTCAGCAGTCCATGTTGTGCCGTTAGTCGTAGAGTAAGCACTTAAATCAGACCCAGATGTAAAACAATAACTGAATATTTTTGTATTATTACTTGCAACAACTCCATTTGTACCAGCACTTGTGGAGTTAGTTCTAATACTTGTTTGACCTGTTTCTACGAACTGCATACCAGCAGAGGTCATTACACCAACACCAACTGTTGTTGTGCCGTTGTAATAAGCTGGAACTACTGAAATACCACTTGCAGATATTCTTTGAATTGGGTAAGTTCCAACAGTTCCATATCCCTGATTAACTGAAGACAACTTACTTTGAACTAAAACTGTTTGTACAGTAGCAGTTCCAGCATTAGCAAGATTTGTTTTTGAAGTTGTATTTAAATTGCTAGAGTCTGTTGCTACAGCAGACCTTAACCATTTGCTACTTCCAGCGTCATAAAAGGTAGGTACGCCAGACAAGTCAACAATCTCGCCAACTGAATAACGACTTAAATTGTCGGGGGTATTATTATTAAATGCCATGATTAAACTCCGTAAACATTGACTGAAACATTAGCTGTGTCAGAGCGCACAACCACCAACTTTGCACTACCCGATGTCAGACCAGACAGCTGCATAACCTCATTTGCTGGAAGTAGGGCATCGTAAACAAAATATTCCGCATTTGTAGGAGTTGCCCCTGTTGACAAAGGCGCAATGCGAATTGCAACATTTGCTGAATTACGATTGCACACATTGACAGTAAAAGATTGCGCCCCTGCTGGCAAAGTGCAAATTGTTGTAAGTGTGTTAGCAGCAAGGTCTGCCGAACCTAAAAGTCCTGTAGTCATAATATGTTTCCTTATAAATTAGTGTAATAAAATACTTCACTTAAAGTAACTCCAGCAGATGGAGTCGCCCAAACAGGCGCATTACCAGTACCTGCTGAAGAAAGAAACTGACCAGCAGAGCCAGCAGCACCTGTTAATTGTAAACCAGTAGTGATGTTTGGTGTAGTCAATACTGGTGCAGTTAATGTTTTGTTTGTAAGAGTCTCAGAACCAGTTAAGGTAGCAAAGCCACTGGCTGTAAAAGCAGCTTGACTCCAAACTGAACCTGTCCAGATATACAGAGTATTAACTGCTGTATTCCAGTACAAAGCACCCGTCAGCAAAGTATTGCCATCGTTATCTACAGTGGGTGCAGAAGACTTAGGGCCAAGATAACGATCATCGAAGCTATCATAGGACGCTGCAGCTGAACTAGCAGAAGCACTGGCTGCAGAGGCAGATGAAGAAGCTGAAGAAGCTGAGTTACCAGCATTAGTCTCTGAAGTTGCTGCAGCTGCTGCTGAAGTAGCTGCTGAAGTTGCACTACCAAGGATACTGTCAACATAAGCCTTACGTGTAAGGTCATCGTCAGTTGTTGGAGTAGCTGTAGATGTTACCTTGTTAGCTCCCATGACAATGTTACCTGTCATAGTACCGCCTGACAAAGGCAGTCCACTTGAAGCTGCAGTATCTACGTAGCCCTTAGTAGCTGCATCTGTGTTTGCAGTTGGAGTACCAAGACCTGTAATCTTAGACGTACCCATTGCAATAGCACCACTCATTGTGCCTCCAGCTAAGGGAAGCTTAGCAGCAATAGAGTTAGTTACAGTGGTGGAGAATGAAGCATCATCATTTAAGGCTGCTGCAAGTTCATTCAATGTATCTAAAGCTGCTGGAGCACCATCAACAAGGTTACTGATAGCTGTATCAACATAACCTTTAGTAGCTGCATCACCTGAGTTAGTTGGAGATGTAAGGTTAGTAATGGTAGCTGAAGTACCAGCATTCATGTTCAAGCCACCGTTAATGGTGACATCGTTGAACGATGAAGTACCTGTGGAGGCTGTTACGTTACCTGTTAAGTTACCTGTGACATTACCAGTGACATCACCTGTATGTGTGCCTGTAGTGTTACCAGTCACAGCTCCAGTTAAAGCACCTACAAAGCCAGTATTGGCTGTAATTGTAGTTCCTGTAACTGCTGCAGCTGTAGTGCCACCAATGGGAGTATTGTTAATTGTACCACCAGTTTGAGCTACTCCAGCAATAGTACCACCTGTAATGGCAGCTGCTGAAGCTTCTTGATTACCTAGAGAACCTACAATCCTAACAACAGTTGCACTATTGTCTTTGGTGTACAGCTTCTTATCTGTTACGTTAACAGCTAACTCACCCTTAGTTAAGTCACCTGCTGCAGGTACAGCTGTAGATGTACTGCTATTCTTTGTGATGATTGTTGTCATAGTATATTAAGCACCTGTAAATAGTCCATAAGCCGAGTTTATTGTATCTTGAGACACGCCTAGACCTGTTAAATAATCTATGGCTGCTTGTTGATTAGCAGGAGTATCACCACCAGCTGAAGCTATGAAATCAGCATAAGCAGCTGCAATAGACTGAGGAGAACTACTTGCTGCTAAATTTGTATAACTAGGTGCAGCTGCAGTGTTTGTTGTACTTGCTCCTCCCGACAACATACCACCTCCAGTAGAAACACCTGTATTACCGCTTCCAGCGTTGGCTCCTGTTAAATATGTGCTATAAGCTTGATTTATTTGGTCATCTGAAAGACCAATATCTTTTAAATAGTTTATAGCTGTTGCTTGGTTTGCAGCAGTATCGCCACCAGCACCACCAACAAAAGATGAATATGCTTCAGCTACATTTTTAGGAGTAGCATTAGCATTTAACTGTTGATATGTATTTCCTGATTCTGGCAAACCACCTAAATAAGTGGTGTAGGCTTGGTTTATAAGAGTATCTGAAACACCAATATCTTTTAAGTAATTAGTAGCAAGTTCTCTATTGGCTGCTGTGTTACCACCTGCATTTTCAATAAAGGTTTTATATGACTGTACAACATTATCTACATTAGCTTTAGCATTTAATTGCTGATATGTATTACCAGCTGCAGGTAAAGTATCTAAATAAGCACTATAAGAAGATTCAATCTGACCTTGTGTTAAACCTAAGTTTGTTAAATAGTCAGTTGCTGCTTTTCTGTTGGCTGTTGTGTTACCTCCAGCTTTAGCAATAAAATCAGCATAAGCCTTAGCAACATCTGTAGGTGTACTTGTTTTAGTTAAAGATGTGTATAAAGGAGAGTTTGCAATTACTGTAGTGGGAGGAACTACTGGAGGTCTAACAACTGGAGGAACTACTGGAGGTCTAACAACGGGGGGAGTTACAGGCTTAACACCTGTATTAGGAGCCATACCACCTGAAGTACCGCCAACCATATCACCAAACAAGCTACCTGTAACAGAAGCACCGGGATTAAACTCAGTTGAGTACCAGTTCTGCAGTGGGCTTGCAACGTCACGAGGTACATTAGGCATCAAGCTATTGTAGTTGCTCTGTAGTTGACTAAAGTACTCTGGAGAGTAACCACCAGCACCACCACCTGAGTATGTTACTGGAGTAGCAGTTGTTGATGTATTACCACCGCCCATGTTTGATATAGCATTACCAGCACCTAAGAGTCCAGCTACGTTAATACCAGCCTTAGCTAAGTTAGCAATCTGTGCAGCTGTAAGACCACCAGTGGCTGTTGTAGTTGTTCCTGCTGCTGTTGCTGTTGGTAAAGCAGTTCCAACTAAACCATCTGCACCTAATGCAAAAGCAGGGTTAAAAGCACCTCCAGCACCTGTAAAAGCTGCATCCCAAGCACCTATTCCACTTGGTACTCCTTCACCTAAGAAAGCTCCATTACCTACAGCAGCTCCACCGCCACCAAGTAAACCTGCATAACCAGCGGCTCCTAAAGCTGCTAATACTACGGGATCTTTAAAAGCATCTGCTAAGCCACCAAAGAATGATTGACTTGCCTTAGTTGTACCTTGTCCTGTATAAGCTCCTGTAGGATCATAGGAGTAAAAAGGTTGTCCTGCTGCGTCTATACCTGTAGAACCAGTAATACCTGCAAGAGCACCTTCTTGACGGGATTCACCATCTCCAATGTCAGCCCAGTTACCACCATACAAAGTACCACCAATATTGACTGTATTACCACGACCTGCAGCGATAATCTGCTGTATCTGCTCAGGTGTCAGTGCGTGAGGAGCTGCCATGATTATTCGCCTTTTCTGTATAACTCAAACGTGT